TCAATCGCATCTGCAGTAACATCTGTAATCTTCTTAGAGAAGTCAAAGGCTTTATCTGTATCAAACATGTTGCGCTCAGTGAACAACATAGTAGCGCCAGGAATGAGTGACGTATACTCCTCCTGTTTAGCAAGCCTGTTAATCTCAGCTACAGTCATGCCACTACCAAAGTCCTGCTCAGCAAGCTCCTGCTTAACACGTTTCTTAGCACCAAAGCCAAACAGTTGCCCTACAGCGCTTGTATCATCTTCTGGTACAGCCGCCTGTGTAGTGGTACTAGCACCATATGTCTTTCTAGCATAATCATCTAGGCTCATGTCCATTAGAGACTGATCTACAGCTGGAATATTAGGCATGTTAATGATAGCTTCAACATCATCAACTCCCAGTCTACCATTCTGGCCTGGTGCATTTGCAGCTGCGTATAGCTTTTCATACAACTCCTGTACCGTACCCATACCAGATGCCATAGCCTGACGCACGAGAGCCTTACCCTGAGGATGTGTAGACATAAGTGCTTCAGCTTGGCGTCCATACTGTGCAGCCTGTCTAGCTCTAGAAGTACGCTGGGTAATCAGGCTTTGGTTGCGCTCAGCTGCTTCCTCTTGCTTCTCTTTGTAAGCCTTAGCCTCTGCCCCACGCTCTTCAATACCTTCTGTGACTTCACCTAAAAAGGCTGCGCCAAATGCTTTCCAATCAAATGCCATGTCTTAACCCCTTGCCATCAAACCCGTAGGTTCTTCTTCTACAGTTTCTACAGGAGCCATGTCTTCCATGGTCTCTTCTTCTTCCACACCCTCATCCTGATCTACTAGTTCACGTATCATTGCTTTGCCAGGATCTTCTGAGTCATCACCCTCTTCAAGCAAATACTTATTAGCGAGTAACAGGAAGCGTTGCTTCTCTTTTTCTTCTGCTTTCTTCTTAGGATCAGCATTCGTATCCTTAACAGCGATACCCATAGACTGAAGAGCCTGCTTGAGGAACGTGTGGATAATAGGAGCTACAAGCATACCTGCATCAACAGTGTGTAAGCCACGAGTAATGCCCTGCTGGTAGATACTCTCTACGATAGGAGCTAGGGGTACACCCGCACTACACAAAGCACCAAAGTCATCAAGCACTTCTTGGTTAGCTAGTCTATTAATGTAGAACTTTGTAACCTCCTCAATGTCTGCCATCTGTGGTGGCTGCTCCCATGGAACATTACCTGGTTCAGATGTTAGGGATTGCCCTGGAATAGGTCTATCAAAAAAGTCTTGTTCCATAATTATACCTTACTTAGTAAATCCTGCGCCAAAGTAGAGACCTACGATAGCGGATACGATGTGTGTGTCTAGGGGTGTGATAACAAAGCCACGTGCTGCCTGCCATTTAACTGTACCGTCACCACCGAATAGCCAGTTAAACAAACCACCATGCACCTCAGTGTAGCCTACGATAACGCTAACCTCAGGATACCATACAGCAACTAGCTTTGGCAAGACTATAATAGCAAAGATTGAAGATAATGCTATAAGTCTACGTGTCCATGCAAAGTGTGTGTCAGTCTTGCCATGATCTCTGGCTTCCTGCATACCACTTATCATCATCTCTTGCTGTCTAGCTTTATTCTTAGTGTTCTGCCCCCAGATAGACATGACTGCGCCCAGCACGGTAGAGAAGAGCATTGTGATAAGTTCTAGGGGTAAGCCGAACATTAGTTATCTAAACCTACTTTACGCAACCAATCTTTCATGTTGCGTCTACGGCCTGCATCTCTAATCCCTTCTGCTGCTAGTATTGGGTTATCTGAGCTTGCCCCGGCAAACATATAAGAGATGTCGTAACTCTCTCCTCTATGGTATTTCTCTGTAGCAAGGGCTGCTTTAGTTCCTTCACTTAAAGAGTCAAAAGAGCCATCACCCTCTACCCTATCGTAATCTTTTTTAGCAGCGTCCTCATAAGGCTTATACATAGTAGGTGTAGAGGCAGCTAGTTCTTCAAAAGTAAACTCTGGAAATGTCCCTGCCGTTTTTTGTTCTGATAGCTTGGCTTTTAATAATGTCTCCCCTCGTGCTCTACGTTGTGCTTTAGATCCTGAGCCTTGACTTACAGGGTTACCTGTGAGGGGGTCTATAATTGTGTCAGGGTTTAGTCCTACCCAACCTGCTGCATCGGCTTTATCCACCATGGCTACAGGTAAGCCTTTATCAAGTAGAGCCTGTCTAGTATGTTGGCCGAAGTCTATCCCTGCGCCAACAGTAAGTCCTGACTTGTAATCAGCACTAATCTTACCTAGATAGGCATCTTCTTCAAAACCCTCAACCCCCTTTAATAAATCGAAGGTAGGTGTCTGAATGAAGTCATCTCTAGTTATTTCTCTTGGATCATACGTGTCTGGATCTTTGAGAGCTTCCATAGTAGCGTCATCTAGTTCCCCTGTGGTAGGAACGCCATGTACGTATTGCCATGCTTTTAGTTTTGCTTTAGATCCTTTGCCAAAAGCACCATCAGCCTTCGTACCTATAATAGTTTGCACTGCTTTGATACGTTCTTTCTCATCAAGTGCATCTAATCCTTCCGGTCTAGCTTTAGGACGTGTCATAATACCATCTGCCTGTTCAGCCTCTGCTGGAAACGTGCGGTCTTCTATAGGTATAGTTGATTGATAGAACTTACGATCAGGATCTTCTGAGGCAGCTTTTAACGCTGCGTTACGCTTTTTAACCTCTTCTGGTGTTAACGATCTAGCAATGCCTGCAGCATCACGCTCTGATGCAGCCAGTTCTGCAGACTCACGAGCTAAGCCTTCCATTTTACGGTCTGCTCTACCTTTTAGGTATTCTTGAACCTGAACCGCATCAGGTATATACTTAAATAAGTCAGGTAAAACTGAGTCAGGCTGTGCATCTAAGAAGTACTCTAGCTCTGACTTAGCGGCTTTCTCTTCTTTTGTTTTAGGCGGGAACATACCAAAGAGTTTGTCTATACCCTTCATAATAATAGCTGCCCGTGCTTGGCCTATTTCTTGTTGAGCAGGCATAATAGATGCCCGTGCTTGGCCTATTTCTTGTTGAGCAGGCATAATAGATGCCCGTGCTTGGCCTATTTCAGCTTGGGCTGCAGGCAAGGATACTACTTCACCTGGGCGAATCAAGTCAGGGTTCTTGATCTGTGGGTTAGCGTCAATGACAGCCTGTACAGGTAAACCCTTTTCTTCTGCAATAGCAGTGAGAGTGTCGCCAGCCTTGACCTCTAGCTCTTCTACAGTAATAGGATCAGGCTGTAGTGCTTTCTGCAGCACATCCATATCAATGTTAGGCTCTGGTTCCCATTCACCTAGCTCACCCCTGTACACCTCTGGCACATCAATGCCTAACGCCTCATATAATGCACGGTCTGTTGCTGGTGTTGGAAGAGGTTTATTTGGAGGGCTTGTAGAGCTACTATTATTATCAGAGCCACTATCGTCAGATCCATTATTAAAAGGCCCAAACATAGGGCCACTATAGAAGGAAGCACCTGAGTCACCGTCATCATTGTTATCACTAGGTAGGTCTGCACCAGCACCAGAGAAGAGGTTAGCAATACTCTCAAAGAAGCTAGGCTTATCATCATCATCGTTAGATGTAGTATTAGCTGTGCTACTCATAATACCAGATGAGCCAGAAGCGGTTGGATTACCATAACCTTCTGAGCCACCTAAGTTACGGGGATCATTAGCATCAGGATTTGTAATACCTTGTGTGTTGTAATTAAATGGCATATATTTATCCTTAAGTGAAGATGATGTCTGCAGCGTTAGAAGCAATAGCACCCATGAATGTGCCTGCAGCAGCGCTAAGAGCCGAACCACTATCGTCATCATCAGAGCCTTTGCTTATATTAGCAACAGCAATCTTAGCGTCCCTATCTTTGTCATTCTCTGCAGACTGCCATGCCCAAGCTAATGTATCACGCTCACGTTGTATGGCATTGTTGTAACCTGTCATGGTAAAGTTATTAGCAGCCTGTGCAGCATCACGGTTTGCTTGGTTTAGTGCAGCATTGTCTGTGGTAGTAATAGCCTGTGACCACTGTGCGTTAGCCTGTGCTACAACTAGCTGGTTCTGTGCATTAAATGTGTCACGAGAGTTTTGCTGAGCAGAGTTGAACTGGCTAAGCGCATTTGCTTCACCAGCGTTAAAGCGTTCCATAGAGTTGAACTGATCGTTGTTAAACTGGTTAATGTTGTTCTGTAAGTTAGAGAAGAACATATCAACCTGATCAGAACTAGAAGCGTTGAACTGTCTAGCAGCATTAGCAGCAGCAGTGTCAGATGTATATACACTAGCTAGGCTCTGCGCTTTAAACATAGCCACTTGCTGTTGGTTACTCATGCTAGTCATATCAAAGTCAAGGAAAGCCTGAGCACGTTGTACGTTAGCCTGCTGTCTGTTGTTAAGGTTAGCCATATCTAACTGTGACATAGCTGCAGCATCTGCCATAACCTTAGCATTCCTAGCATCTAGATTAGCAATGTCTACAGTCTGAGCCATACGAGCATTCTCTAGTGCAACCTGTTGCTCAGCGGTAAAGTTAATCTTAGCTACATCAGCGATACGTGCAGCATTCTGTACACGTGACTGAAACGCTTGGTCAAACTCTAGACCTAAGAACTTAGAGCGTTGCTCAGCAGCAAACATAGCAGCCTGTTGCTTGTTAGACAAGTTCTGTGCTTCAAAGCTTGCACGTGTCTGTGCATCCATCTGTGCGATAGGTAGCGCTGACTCCATAGCAGCCTGTACAATAGCCTGACCAGCCATGCTTGATGCACCTAGCCCACGTGAAGCTAGTGTAGCTGTAGCAGCCCTCATAGCTCCTGCAGCCCATGCTGGTGTCTCACCACCCTCAAACTGTTGTAGTAGTCCTGTAAGCTGTCCCTGTACGGTAGCCTCAGTAGAGGGTACACCTGTAGCTGCAGTAAAGTTAGTCTCAGCTTTAGCACGTGCAAAGTCTACAGCACTAGATACTTTCATATCTGGTGTTACTTCTAAGGGTGCTACACCCTCTACACGTTGAGCACGACTAATTTGTGCAGCAGTTAAACCTAGCTGTGCCAACTCATCTGTTGACATAGTAGCAGCCTGAGTTAACGCTTCTGCGCTGGGCTTACCAGTCACAGCAGTAAGCTTAGACATGACATTAGCTACTTCAGCAGCTGCCTCTTTAGGTGTCATACCTGCAGCTTCAAACTCTTCTGCTAGAGGTGCATTAGCAGCTATGTCAGCCTCTGTCTGAGTAGCAGTGTCAGCTTCTGCTGCAGCCTGACCTGTACCCTCAGCAATCATACCCTCAGCCTTCTGTGCCTCAGAGGTAGTGGCTACATCAGCCTTAGTAGTCATAGACATAGGATCACTAAGAGCAGCTTCTTGTAGTTCTGTAGTGCTAGGTGTGCCTACACGTGCTACGTTTGCATTAGCCTGTGATAGATTAGCTTTAGCTACGGTGACTTTCACCTGCTGCTCATCTACGAGCTTCTGTAGTACTTCTCGTTGGGGATCATCAGGGGGAAGGTTAGACAGCTGTTGAGACAAGGAGTTTAGAGCACCCTGCTCTTGAGACACGTTTTTCTGTGCAGCGTCTAGTGAAGCCCCTACATCAGTAAGAGCCTCTCCCGCTTGCGTATACTGTTCTTGCTTATATAAGTCTAGCTGTTTGTTATACGTGTCTTGGGCTGCATTGTAAGGTTGTACAACATTAGTGTGATACTTCTTTGCAGCATTGGCTATGATTTGAGCGCTTCCTTCAGAGTCTGCAGTAATGATACTACCATCTGAAAAGACTACTTGTTTACCTTCTGTCGTTACATTACTAAAGTCTTTACCTTCATTGGCAAAGTCTGTTAGCTTCTTCTCTGCGTAGTTAGGTACAACATACCCACTACCGTCATAGAAGTTTGCTTCTGGTAAAGCTTCTGGCTGTGTAGGTAGACCTTGAGATGGATCATACTCAGGTTCTACAGGTAATGCAGGACCAGGTAATGCAGGCCCACCTGTAAAGTCACCTGGCTGTTTAATAAGCTCAGGTGTGTCTATACCCATATCAAACCCACCAGTAGTGTTAGGAGTAGTACCAGCACCACCGCCAAAATCAAACCCGCTTGAGCTATCATGACTAGAGAAAACACTCTTTAGTCTTGAGTTGTTCTTCATAGCGTCACGCTTATCAGCGTCACTCATTGTATTCCATGCTTTGCGATCTATACCAGCAGCGCGTATGGCATCCGTAAGATCCGCGCCAGATGCCCCACCACCATTAGCATAACCCTGCCTCTTAGCATAACCACCATTAGCCATACCAATACGCTTCTGAGCTAGTTCAGCCATCTTACCTACACGCGCTGCAGCACCAGGTTGAGATGCCAAGAACTTAGCCTGCTCATCTGCTTGCATACCCTTCATTTCAGGTATAATCTTACCCATCTGTTCAGGAGTGAAACCTGCAAATCGTTTAGCCATTATAATAGTCCTTATTAATTACCTATCTTCATCCAGATTGCAGCAGCAATGAAGGTGAACACAGTAATAGTAGTAATTTTTACAAATGTATTCCATACACTCTGTCTTGTTTGACGCCATGTATCAAGCAAACTACGTATCTCACGCACGTCTACAGCAGCCGTTTCATCATGTAGGCCTAACTCACGCAGGACTAACTTAGCCCCACGCTTAGCTGCACGATCTAGCATATCTTCTAGCTCTTCAGGAGATAGTTTTACTTCACTCATAGTTTAACTCATAATTGTTTGAAAGTCAAGTTATATTATGGTTTAACAGGCCAATCTGCGTCTTCCAAGTTAGGCCAGTTAGAGTGAGAGGTAATGTCACGTAGAGCCTGACGATACGCTGTCATAGCATCTGTCATTGTTACATCTGACAAAGCATAAAAGTCTGTCTCAGCTAGTTTCTCATCACGTGTCTTACGATTAGTCTCAGCAACTGCAGCATCTAGTGTAGCCTGATATGCAGCTTCGTGTTCAGCTTTAGTAGTTGTAGTCTCTACGCCATCTTCGTCTGTCTCTGTAGTATCAGCAAACATGTCTACTGCTGTGTAGTTAATCATCCAGTAACTAGCAATGATGTCCTCACCAACCATCTCTGGCATAGGTGCAGTCTCTTCTGTGTACTGACCAATGACAGGACGTGTGGGTAGAGCATTACGCTGTACTGTCTGGTAAGCTGTAGTGCTAGGCTGTGGCCCTTCCA